ACACCTGCGGCCACTCTGGAGATCGGCGAGGACGGCGTATTCACATACGAGGATCGAAGCGACAACGCCTTCGGCTCTGCAATAGTGGCGAGCGGCAACTTCTCCGGCACCTTCAAGGCGCCCGGCACGAAGAGCGACAAGATCCTGAAGCCCGAGGCGGCCATCAAGGTCACGAGCAACGCAGAGGCGACTCGCTTCGCTCGCGGACTTCTGAGGGCTGCGAACAAGGGCCTCGTGTGTGGCAGCTTCGCCAGAGAGCTGATGCCCGGCTATGCTGCGGCCAGCCTGATCCGTCTCAACACGAAGAAGGCTGAAGCGTGGAACGGCAAGATCTTCGTCACCGCAGTCAGACACGACCACGTTCGCAACAAATCAACCATATTTTTCAGGAAACCACTGGAGGGATATTGATGGCAGGATATATCGAGAAGGGCAAGATCACGAGCATCGACGGAAACACCGCGCGAGTCGTTCCCTGCAACGAGTCCGGCCTCGTCTCTGCTCAGGTGGTCATCCCGTGGCACATGCGCGGAGGCGCCGGGAACATCGGCAAGGGCACGGAAGTCATCTATGCCGTGTTTGACGATCAGACCGGCGTGCTGCTCATGCGTGCAGACGGAAACTGGGGCAGCTCGCTGCCGTCTCTTTCTGTCACCGGAAGCGTCAGCGCGGGCAGTGTCTCGGCCAGCAACGTGACCGCCAGCGGCAAGATCCAAGGCGGAAGCGTCGAGGCCGGCGGCAAAGATCTCGCGACACATACGCACTCCGTATCAGAGGGAGCGACCGAAACCGGCGCCCCGAAATAATAGGAGGTGATCAGCGTGGCCATCATGGCAAAATGGCGCGACATGACTTTCGAGGTGTCCACCAACAAGGTCAACGCCGTCGAGGGCCTGAGCTTTTCATACGCTCAGATCGCCGACAACAACAGCGACGCGGAGGGCACCCCGCAGACCAACGAGAGGGGCACGGAGCTGTTCCCTCTGTCTTTTTCGACAACGCTGCACTCCGCAGCGGGCATTGACGTCAGGAGTGAGATCCAGAAGTGGGAGAACCGAGTCACAAAGACCGGCATCTTCTACCTGCAAGGCAAGGCTCTGGGCCCGACCTTGCAGCTCAGGAAGGTCTCCGTCAGCGGCGTGGTGCTGGACGACTTCGGTCGGATCAGGCTCGCAAAGCTGAAATTTGACTTCAAAGAGTACGACCGCAAAACGACGTCGGTGATCGACACGTCCGCGCTCAACGTGGGCGCCCAGACATCGGCGAAGTCGGAAAAGAAACCAACCAACACTCAGGCCACGTCGGCCACCAAGCAGACCATCAAAGTCGGCGCCATGGTGAAACCGACGGGCAGCAAATACTACACCGGCCAGACGATCCCGAACTGGGTGAAGCAGCGCAGCCACAAGGTCAGCCAGATCTCAGGCGAGAAAACGCTGCTCGGCTATCCGGACGGCATCTGCAGCTGGGTCTACACCAACGAGCTGACGCTCGTGTAAGGAGGTGCAACCATGAAATCAAGCGGAAACGGAACGCCAGAACAGTGCGCCGTCAACCTGCTCCTGATCACACGCGGCGAGGTGCCGTATGACCGGATCAAAGGCAGAGACGCGACTCTCGTGGATGCGCCCACAACTATCTCGGCCGAGAAGGCTGAGGCTGACGCCGAGTGGCTCCTGAGCACATACGAGCCGCGCATGGCCGTCGAAGGGATCGACATCTCTGCGGCTCTGGCCAGCGGCGGTGACTTCGGCGTCAATGCCAACATATCGGCAAGGAAGGAGGAAAAAGAGTGAGCGAACTCGATTTTATAGGAACCAATAGCACGGAGATCTACAACACCATCATCACGGAGCTCGAGAACGGCGTGGCGGAACCGCTATACCCGGGAGACGAGCGCAGGATCTTCGGCGAGGCTATGGTGCCTCTTTTCGTGGCTTTATACAGCAGCGTCAACGACGCATGCCGCCAGAAGATGCTCCGCTACGCTCGCGGCGAAGTGCTCGACGCGATCGGTGAGAACCGCGGCCTCGTCCGCATCGAAGCTCAGAAGGCGACCACGACGCTCCGCTTCAGTCTGAACGAAGCGATCAACACCAACGTCACGATCCCGGCCGGCACCAGAGTGACCAGCGACTTCGAGCGCTATTTTGCGACCGACGTCACCGCAGTGCTCGCGGCCGGCGCCACCTACGTCGACGTGAAGGCAACAGCAGCCGAGGGCGGCGTTGATTATAACAGCATCCCGGTCGACACGATCAACATCATGGTCGACCTGCTGGCGTATATCGACGCAGTGGCCAACATCTCGGCGACAGCTGGAGGCAACGACATCGAAGGCGACGACGCCTTCAGGGAGCGCATCAGAGCGGCGACCAACAAAGTCACAACGGCAGGCCCCGCTGCTTCGTACCGATACTGGGCGATGCAGGCCGACGCGGCCGTGGCCGACGCGATCGTCGAGTCGCCGAACCCCTGCGAGGTAATCATCACGCCGATCCTATACGGCGGAGCGATCCCGACGCAGGACATCCTCGACAAAGTGCTCGCCTCGTGCAGCGCTTCCGACGTCAGACCTCTGACCGACCGCGTGAGCGTAGCAGCTCCCGCGACCGTGGAGTATGACATCGAGCTGACATACTACACAACGGCAGCGAACGCCGCCAAGTGTCAGGAGACCATCGAAGGAAGCAACGGAGCGATCGCGAAGTACATCTACTGGCAGGGCTCGGCCCTGAACAGAGACATCAACCCGGACTACTTGAGGAAGCTGATCCTCGCGCCCGAGGGAGAGGGCGATCTCGTAGGAGCCGACAGAGTCGTCATTACGAGCCCCGAGTACACGGAGCTCGACAGCACGACGGTCGCGAAGTTCTCCGGGAACCTGAAAGTCTCGCAGATCATCAAGGAGGTATAAGCCATGGGTATGAGGTTATCAAACGCCGACATCCTTCAGCTGCTCCCGGTGTTTATGCGAGACGACGAAGCGGTTCAGGCGTTCGCCAAAGCGGTGAACGCTCTGATCCGCGCCCCCGGCGGGGAGATCCAACGACTCAGAGAGTGGGATCAGATCGACAACATGACCAGCGCCGAACTCGACGAGATGGCGTGGGAGATGTCGCTTGAGTGGTACGACTCCACGGTCGACATCGAGAACAAGCGGGCCACCATCAAGGCGGCCACGCTCCTGAAGGAAAAAGCGGGAACGAAGTGGGCCGTCACCGAAGCAGTCAACGCTGTCTACGGCGTCGAGCCCGTGATCTCCGAGTGGTTCGAGTACGACGGAGAGCCCGGTCACTTCCGGGCAAAAATCGAGGCGAACAGAGGCTTCGACTTCAGCAAGATCCTGAAGGCCATCAACTACGTCAAACGCGCCAGCGCACACCTCGACGAGATCGAGATGACGACCGACGAGACGCTGGAGCTGTTTGTCGGCTTCTCCACTGTGGTCGTCAAGGAGTACGAGACGGCCATGAGCAAGGACGACTTCGTCGCATTTGAATGGCTGGCCGACGAGCTCGGTGACTCCCTCACCGACGAGCTCGGCAACATTCTGACAGAATGACGAAAGGAGAAAGCACATGTTTTTCCCTAAATTATCACTAACAGACGCCGGCCGCGCCCTGATCATCAAGGCGCTCTCCGGCGAGACTCTGACGTTCACGAAGCTGGCGATCGGCACCGGAGAAGATCCCGGGGAGGTCGCAGATCTGACTGACCTCGTGAGCGGCGTCGTCGACATGCAGATCACCAGCATCGAAAAAGGCGACGGCGTCGTGAAGCTCGAGGGCAGCTTCGACAACAGCGCCCTGAACGCCGGCATCTACGCGCGAGAGCTGGGCGTCTTTGCAGAGGATCCTGACATCGGCGAGATCCTCTACGCATACGCGAACGCCGGAGAGTTCCCCGCGTACATCCCGACCGACAGCTCCAACTCCTTCGAGCGCATCACGCTCAGGGTGCTCGTGGCCGTGGGTGACGCTGAAAACATCGAGGCAGTGATCGGCGAGTTCGCCGGCTACGCCACGAAGGAAGAACTCAGCGCCCACACTCTCGACAAGAGCAACCCGCACGAGGTAACGGCTGAGCAGGTCGGTCTCGGCAACGTCGCGAACGTAACAACCGAAAATCTGGCGCCGGAGTTCGGCACCAGCGCAAAGCTGACCAACATCCTCAGCGGCGACACCTTCAGCGTTATCTGCGGCAAGGTGAAGAGAGCGATCGGCGATCTGATCACTCACCTGAGTGCAAGCAACCCGCACAAAATCACAGCGGCCATGATCGGCGCCGGCAAAATCGTGACGGGCACCTATTCCGGCTCCGGCAAGTACGGCAGCGGTAACAAGAACACGCTGAGCTTCGCGTCTCAGCCGAAGCTGTTGATCGTCATGCCGGTCTCCAACTCAAGCCACGCGGACTATGGCGGCTTCGTAGCTCTGCGCGGCGTCACTGTACTGCGTGCCGGCGGTCTCTCTGATGACGTCAGCAACTCAGAGAGCCAGCTGCACCTGACGTGGGGCACCACGGTCTCGTGGTACAACACTTCAAACACTTATTTTCAACAGAACGCGAGCGGGTGGACGTATGCCTACCTCGCGATCTTATAAGGAGGTTATCACATGGCACTGAAAAAAATCACAGAATTGCAGACAGTCGAGGAGCTCAAGCGCACCGAGGCCCATGTGGTCGCCACACAGCCCGAAGTACCTGAAGGAGCAGAGGATCCGATCGAGTCAGCTCGCCGCGTTCCGATCGCGGTGCTGGCCGAGGCGATCTCTCAGATCCTCAGACTCGGCGAGAACTTCCTCAGCATGAACAAGCTGACGGAAATGTACCCGGACATGGTCAAGAACGTGGCGCAGGATCCTGAAGGCATCCGCATCACCTTCTGGGACGGCACCGAGGAAGTCATCCCCGTGGCAGCCAGCGGCGGCCTCGCCTTCGACGGCGGCTACGTTGACGACAACGGGTACCTGCATTTGACTCAGGAAGGCCTCGACATCGACGGCTTCGATCCCTTCTTCGTGGGAAGCGGCGGAGGTGGAGCAACGACCGGCTCGAAGCTCACCTTTGCGATGACATCGTCCACCAGCTTCTCCGTCGCAGAGACAGCCGGCACGGCGCCCCTGACCTTCAACTTCCTCTCGTTCGACGCGGCGTCTGAAGTCGTGACCGGTAACGGCACGCTGAAGATCTACGTCAACGGCACGCTGAAGCGCAGCCTCACCATCCAGCAGGGCCCGAACACGATCGACGTGTTTGAGTACCTGAGCACCGGCGCCAACACCGTCAAGCTCGTCCTGACCGACAGCTACGGCGCAACGGCGACCCGTACCTGCAATATCACACGCGAGTCCCTGACTCTGTCGTGGAACCTCGAGGAGACCATGAAGAACAGCGGAGCCCTGACCGTGAACCTAACACCGACCGGCACCGGCTCCAAGAAGGTCATCGTCAAAGTGGACGGCGACGTCTACTCTGAGGACACTGTCACAACGTCCGGCCGTAGACTCACCAAGAACATCGCCGGGCTGCCTCATGGCGACCATCTGATCGAGGCGTACTGCACCCTCGAGATCGAGGGCACAACGCTGACCAGTGACGTGCTGACCGCAGCGATCGCTCAGATCGAGGAAGGCATCACGCTCCCGGTCATCGCCAGCAGCTTCACAGCTGAGACTGCGATGCAGTTCACCAGCATCAACATCGTCCACCGCGTCATCGACCCGGTGAACAACCCCGCCGAAGTCGAGTACATCGTCAACGGCGAGACCTACGACACCGACACGATCGACCAGAGCGCTCACACATGGAGCTACCGCCCGACCGTGGCCGGCCCTCTGACTCTCGAGATCGTATGCGGCGACCAGAGATGGAGCCACACCCTCACAGTCACGGAGCTGGAGTCTCCTGCTGAAGAAGTGACCGAAGGCCTGAAGCTCAAGTTCGAGCCCGCGACCATCGCCTCGCTGAGCGGCTGGGAGCACGAAGGCGTCACGATCCAACTGTCCGAGAAGTTCGACACAGTCAACGGCGGCCTGAAAACCGACAGCGACGGAGCCCGCGGCCTTCTCGTTATGAAGGGCGACCGCGCAGTCCTGAACTTCAACATGTTCGGAGACGACGCAAGAAAAACCGGCAAAGAGGTCAAAGTGATCTACAAGGTCGAGAACTGCTCAGACTTCGACGCCGTTGCAGTGAGCTGCTTCAGCGGCGGCATCGGCATGCAGCTGAAGGCGAACGCCGTCAGCGTCAACAGTGAGCAGAGCGTCCTCGACATGCAGACCTGCGAAGGCATGCGCACCGAGCTCGACATCAACATCGAGCCCGACACCGCGAACCGCGTCATGACGTTCTGGGAGGACGGATCTCACGCGAAGGCCGTGACATACGCAGAGGCCGACAACTTCACGCAGGCCGAACCGGTCGGCATCACGATCGGATCCGATGACTGCAACGTCTGGGTCTACCTGATCCGCTGCTATGCTTCAGACTTGTCTGACACCGAGATCAAGGCGAACTATGCCGCAGACGGCAAGGACGGCGCCGAAATCTCCAAGCGCTACGACGAGAGCCTGATCTACGACAGCGCCGGCAACATCGACCCGGAACGCTGCGCAGAGATCTGCCCGGACGCCCACGTCATGACGTGGCACGGCCCCGGCATCTCGACGTCCAAAGAGAACAAGATCACCGGCTACCTGACGCACAAGTTCATCGCCGGCGGCCCTGAGCACTCGTGGACGGCCTACAACGCAGTCGACAAGGTGCAGGGCACCAGCTCGGCGGCCTACGTTCTCGCAGCTCTGAACCACGACTTCGAGGCGAAGGAAGGCTTCACGCTCGAGGACGGCACTGTCATCCCGGCCTATGCCATGACAGAGAACAGCATCCCGGTGAGCTACTTCAACTTCAAGGTCAACACGGCCAGCTCCGAGCACATCAACAACATCCTCATGAGCGAGTGGTACCACCGCTTCCAGAGATACAAGAGAGCGGCCCGCGTCGCCGATCCTCGCGTCCGCGACTGCGTCGAGGGACACATGGCGCTGCTTTTCTATCACAACACCGGCACCGAGCCCGTGCTCGCCGGCTCTGTGACAGTCCAGCCTGACGAGACGATCCTCTACGGCATCGGCAACCTGAACAACTCGAAGAAGAACCTCGAGGTGTTCGCTCAGAACGACGAGGACGACGCCATCGTCATCGAAGTCGCAAACAACACCGGAGACACCTGCCGCTTCAAGAGTGCAGACCTCAGCACCGAGACGTGGGACGGCGAGACGAACTTCGAGTTCAGACACCTCTCCGACACTGTAACGCAGGCCGAGGCCGTTGCGCTGTGGCAGCGAGTTCTGGACTTCGTTGTGGCGTGCGATCCTGAGAAGGCCACCAGCAAGGCGCTGAGCGCTCCCGTCGAGTACGACGGCGTCACCTATAACCTCGACACGACTGCGTACAGAAAGGCCAAATTTAAGGCCGAGGCGGGCAACTACTTCGTCATGGACTCCGTGATCTATCACAAGCTCTTCACCCTCGTGTTCTGCCTGCCGGACAACCGCGCAAAGAACACTTTCTGGGGCTACTCGAAGAAGCTCGGCAAGTGGCACCTCTGCTTCAGCTATGACCACGACACGGCCATGGGTAACGACAACGAGGGCGGCCTGACGCTTCGCTACGGCTACCTCGACACCGACACCATCGGCACCAAGAACGTCTACAACGCGGCCGACAGCGTGATCTTCAAGCTGGTCGACGCGGTATTCTGGGACGAGATGCGTGACATGTTCATCGAGCTCGAGAACGAGGGCTGCTGGGACTTCGACGCCTTCGCAGCACTCTGCGACAGATACCAGAGTATGATCTGCCCGGCCATCTGGGCGGAGGACTCGAAGCAGAAGTACATCAGCCCGCTGATCTACAAGGGCAGCAGCGCATACCTTCCTATGCTGAACGGCAAGAAGAGGCTCCAGCGCGCTCAGTTCCTGAAGTTCCAGCGCCAGTTCATGAGCTCCTACTTCACCGGAAACTACTGCACGAGCAACACCGGCACGATCCGCGGCTACACACCGACCGCGTGGGGAGGCATCACCCCGGCCAGCAAGATCACGATCACGCCGTACTGCGACATGTTCGTCGTCGTGAAGGCCGGCAGCATCACCTCCAAGGTCAGAGCATACGCAGGCGTCCCCGTGGAGATCGACCTCGGCGTTCCTTCCATGAACGACACCGAGATCTACCCCTACAACGCCCCGTTCATCCAAGACCTCGGAGAGCTGGCTTGCCTCTATCCCGGCTATGTTGACCTCGCCCCGTTCACACGTCTGAAGCGTGCGAGCATCGGCAGCAGCGTCTCCGGCTACTCCAACACCAACCTCACCGAAGTGAGTGTGGAAAACTGCGAGGCCCTCGAGTACATGAACGTCGAGAACTGCCCGGCACTGGTGCAGGCCCTCAGCCTCTCGAACAACGTCATGCTGAAGGAACTCTACACCAGAGGCTCCGGCGTCACCGGCATCACCTTCGCGCCCGGCGCCCGTCTGAGGACGGCCAACCTGAACGCGATCGTCAGCTTGACGGCGAAGTCCCTGAACTACGTCGAAGCGCTCACGATGGAGAGCTATGACAACCTGAGCACCCTCGTCATCGAGGAGAGCCCGGCGATCGACAGCTTGCAGCTGGTGGAGATCTCCGACAACCTCGCCCGCGTCCGCTTGATCAAGGTCGACTGGACGATGGATAACTCCGCGGTGCTCGTCAGGATCTCGAAGATCGGCGGCGTCGACGACGACGGCTACAACACCGAGCACGCAGTTCTGACCGGCGACGCTCACGTCGATTATATCTCCGAGACCCGTCTGTCTGTGTTGACGGCAGCCTTCCCGGGCTTGACGATCACACACACCGAGCTCCTGCCTGAGCACACTGTCCGCTTCATCCTCGAGGACGGAACTGTCTGGAACGAGCAGACCGTTGAGCACGGCAGCTCTGCCGAGCGTCCTGCTGATCCTACGAAGGAGAGCACGATCGACAAGGTGTTCACGTTCAGAGGATGGTCTGGCTCCTATGCCAACATCCTGCAAGACACGACACTGAGCCCGATCTTCACCGATACAGTCCGCACCTACACCGTGACCTTCATGAACGGCAGCAAGGTCGTGCAGACCTCTGTCGTCGACTGCTACGGCGGCGTGGACTACACCGGCCCGGATCTCGAAAAGACCGGACACCTCTGGACTGGATGGGACGCTTCCACCAAGAACGTCACCTCCGACATGGTGGTCAATGCTGTGTTCGAGGCTCCGGCGCTGCCTGCTCAGGTGGCGGACATGACCCAGTTCGACTACCTCTTCAGCGACGACCCTGCTGACAGATCTGCCTACACCATCGGCAACATCTACGCGATCTGCGCGGCCGGTCTGGCGAGCACCTACATGGCAGTGGGTGACAAGCTCAAGATCACCATGACCGAGGCGGCGGGCATCTACGACGACTACATCATCTTCCAGCTGTACGGCTTCAACCACTTCAAGCTCGAGGACGGCAGCAACTTCGCGAACGCCGTGTTCGGCATGATGGGCCTGCTGAATACAACCTACCAGATGAACTCGTCGAACACCAACAAGGGCGGCTGGCCTGCGACCAAGATGCGCACCTACCTGAACGGCACGGTCTACAACTCGCTGCCGACTGTGTGGCGTAATGTGATCAAGTCGGTGCAGGTGCTCTCGTCTGCTGGTGAGACCTCTCCGGAGATCGTCACAAGCATCGACAAGCTGTTCCTCTTCTCGAACGCTGAAGTCGGTGGCAGCGTGACGACTGTGCCGTATTGCAACGAAGTGGCGGAAGGAGCCGACAGCGTTCAGTTCCCGATCTTCACAGATAACGCTTCGCGCATCAAGAAACACTATAACGGCACCGGTTCAGCGGCGTACTGGTGGCTCCGCTCTCCTATTGCGACGAGCGCGACCTACTTCTCGATTGTGAACAACAACGGCGGCGTCCTCAACTACTACGGCGCGACCAGCTCGAATGGCGTGGCCTTCGGCTTCTGCATTTAATCTATCTATCACATAAATCGCGCCGCCTCGTGTGGCGCGTGAA